GAAGAACGCAAGGAAAAAGCTGAATACGCTAAAAAGGTCGGTCAACTTACCATGCAGGTTGACTGGCTCAAAAAAAAATCTGAAGAAATTGTCGGACCTGACTACGAGAGTAAATTTAGTCCGAAACCTTTTGACGACTAAGGAGCTGTCGGTTTCTACAGGAGCCAAACTACTCGGAATCAACCGCACCAGCGTATATTATAGTGGCACCCCGGTTTCAGAGGAAGATTTGGAATGCAAAGCGATCATTGACCATCTGCATACTGATAATCCTACTTGGGGAGCCCGTCAGATGTCTGCGCAGCTTAAGCTGCGCGGATACCAGGTTGGTCGCCGTAAAGTAGGAAGATATATGCGCGAAATGGACATTACACCGATTTATCCCAAAATAAATCTGTCTAAGCGCATGAAACAGGCAAAAGTCTGTCCATATCTGCTTCGTAATGCAGTCATAGACCGCCCAAATCAGGCATGGTCGATTGACATTACATATATTCCAATGAAGCATGGATTTCTTTATCTGACAGCCATTATCGACTGGTACAGTCGTTGTATCGTTGGCTGGGATGTTGATGACACTCTGGATACCACTATGGTTATCAATGCATGTAAAAAGGCATTTAAAGTAGCAAAACCGTTAATCATCAACTCGGATCAGGGCAGCCAGTTTACCAGTGATAAATATATTGCTTTCATTCGTGATAACGGTATTCGCCAGAGCATGGATGGTAAAAGCCGCTGGGCAGATAATATCATGATTGAGCGCTGGTTCCGAAGCTTCAAGTATGAGGAAGCATATCTCACGGAGTATGCTAATCTCAAGGAAGCAAGAGAAACCATCGGAAGATATATCTACAATTATAACTTTGAGCGATGCCATCAGGCAATCGATAATAAGCGTCCTGCAGAGATGTACTATCCGGCAATGCTTTTGGATGAAGCCAGAGCAGCCGCATAATATAAAAAGTCCGGGAGACGCTACATTGCATTCTCTCATGTAACCCGTCAACATATCAGTTCATTATAAAAATATTAAATTTTTGTCTTGACAACTGAGCCATTATAAAATATGCTTTATGAATAACACGGAAATGTAATTTTACTATATACTATTTTTAATAAAGGAGTAGTCTATGAATAAATACTGTAAGAGGAATACACATATTAGAGATGTCAAACACATTAAATTGCACCAAAAAAACATATACAAAATATTCTACAGAGAGTTGAATTTGATATATATCAATGACAATTTTGATGAGACAATTTATGATTCAAAAATCATAGTGATAAGATAATTGCAGAAAATGTGGTAGATTTCGTTATAAAACAATGGAAAAACGGTGCAAATATAAAAAACTTACAAATAGTACTTGACAATATACTTATATAAGTATATAATAGAATCATAGAAAGGAGGTACAAGGCAGTGAATACATTGCACGACTTGCTAGAAATAGCAAAGGACTTATTAGAAATTTTCGTTTTAGCACTTACAGCCCGCCAGCTGGTTAAAAAGAAAAAATCTAAAAAGTCCAAAAAGAAAAAGTAAATATTATAGCTGCCCATAAGGGCAGCCCCCGAAAGGGGGTAATGCTTTTTCTGATGTAAGTATATCACACCTTGAAATAAATATGAACAGGAAAATTTCGATATTGCTTATTGCTTTGGTGATCATGGATATTTTGGATGGGGATTTTGCAACATTGTCAATTTTGGATGGGATAAAAATTATACTATACATTTTGTGCTTCGTGCTCCTGATACAAAATATCAGCGAAGACAAGGAGAGCACAGACAGATAATAGGAGGATCATATGGCAGAAAAACGGACGGGTGGAACAGCGGCAACGAAGGCAAAGAACAAATATAACGCGAAAGCGTACGATCAGTTTCTTGTGACAGTTCCTGCGGGAGAAAAAGCGGAGATTGATAAAGCAGCGAAGGAACAGGGATACAAAAGCCGCAATGAATTTGTGGTGGCAGCGATCAGGGAGAAGATGGTGGAATTGGATTAGATGCATAAAAATGATATAAAATCAAAGAAATTACGAAAAAATCACAAAAATATTGACATAACAGCCGTGAAAAAGGTATATTATATAAAATAAGGGAGGTGTTGTACTATGCTGGTGCAGTTTATGGTTAAAAATGTTTTGTCATTCAGGGAAGAAACTGTTTTAGATATGACAGCAATCAACGCATATAAAGAGCATGAAAGCAATTTGATTAATATGGACTTGAAAGAAAGATTTCTTCGTGTGGCAGCCATTTATGGTGCCAATGCAAGTGGCAAGTCTAACCTGTATACAGCAATGCTGTATTTTCAAAAAATCATTCTCCAATCCCTGAATAATGTAGCGGAGGATTCTGTGAATGCCATTGAGAAATACTATCAGCCGTTTCTGTTTGAGGAGCAAAAGAGTAATTCAGAATTTCAGATCATTGAGATTGTTGGTGGCTATGAATATAAGTATGGATTTGAATATAATGAAGAGTGTGTTGTGACGGAATGGCTGTATCGGAAGAACTTAAAAAACAACAGAACAGTGACTGTATTTGAGAGAGCTTATGACAAGGTAGAATTTGGAGCCTCTGTGAGGAAACACTGTGATTTATACCAGGATCAGATTCCAACGGAGACATTGGTGCTGTCCTTTTTAAAAAAACTGAAATTGAAAACGACCATTTTTTCTGACGTCTATGATGCGATTATGGATATCTTTGTGGTTCCCATTGATTTTTGCGAGGATTTCAGATTGCTGGAAGCGTTGCTGCCCAGCGTGATCAATCGCAAAAAAGAGGATCTGGTTCGTTTTCTGTCAGCAATCGATACAGGAATCAAAGACATTGGATACAATGACAGTGAAAAAGATATTTATTTTTACACAATTCATAAGGGAAAAGATGGAAAGAACTATCCGTTAAATCTGCTTTTTGAATCTGAGGGAACGATTAAGAGTATTATGCTGTTTATCTATGTTCAAAATGCTCTCCAGAACAATAAAGCACTTTTTGTAGATGAATTGAACATCAAGCTGCATCCATTGTTGTTAAAATTTATCATAGATCTATTCTATAATGAAAAATCGAAAGCCCAGCTGATTTATACGACACACGATACAACATTGATGGATAAAAGATTCTTTCGAAGAGATCAAATCTGGTTTGTTCAAAAAGATGAATATGGATATTCTGAGTTATCAGCGTTGTCTGATTTTAAAGTGAGATCGGATGCATCTTTCGAAAAGGATTATTTAGCCGGAGTATACGGAGGAATTCCTAAATTAGCAAACCTTGAATTGAAAGAGGGTGAATGACTATGGGCTCAGATGACTTATTTAAGAAAAGAAGAGAACAAAGAAAGCAAAGGAAACATGCATTTAAAAAGCCTAAGGCAAATTCATTTCTGATCGTTACAGAAGGAGAAAGAACGGAACCTCTGTATTTTAAAGGCATTCAAAAGCAGATAAAGGAAAAGATTGGTGGCAATGTGGATGTGGTCGAAGCTCCTTCGATTGATGTGATCGGCGAGGGCAGTTCGACGGGAAAACTGATTGAGATTACAGAAGAAGTCGTTAAGAATGCAAAGATTATCTATCAGAATGTCTGGGTAGTGTTTGATAAAGATGATTTTGAGGATTTTGACGAAGCGATAAAGATCGGAGAAAACAAAGGATATCGGATAGCCTGGAGCAATCAATCGTTTGAGTATTGGTTATATATGCATTTCTATTACAGCGATTCTGCTCTCCATAGAGATGAATGGTGCAGGAAGCTGGATCAGGTATTTGCTCAATACAATCTAGGGGATGGATGCTATAGAAAGAATTATGATGATATTTATGCGATAGTAGATTCTTTTCAGGGAGTAGACACGGCCATCAGAAATGCCAAGAGAAGGATGTCTGATTTTGATGATAACAGGGATTTGCCATCAAAGTATGATCCGGGAACCAAGGTGTATGAGCTGGTGACCGAATTAAAAAAATATTTGGATTGAAATAAAAAAGCTCTAGGGTTCGATCATTCCCATATATTGGGAGACGTACAACCTAGAGCAGTATTAACGTGTAACCAATGCTACACACAATTATGATATGTATGTAGCAAATAAAATATACCTTGGTTTATATTGTGGCTTTATGATATCACGGCAATGTGAATAAGTGAGTAAACTTATATTATGTCAATAAGCGTAAATAAAAATCACTCTATCCCTTGACTTTGGCGAGCTGGGATAGGGTTTCAACATTCTAGGGAGCTAAACCACACCTTGTGGGCATTCGCTCTTTTCTATTATATTAACCGTATTTTGGTGATACGTCAATAATTTAAAAAATTTCAAAAAGTACTTGCGCTATAGGAATCCTAGTGGGAGAATGGAATAGTAATGATTATTTGTGCCACTCACCACAGGCTGGAGAGGGCTTTTCCTTGGATTTTGACGCTAATATTTAGGCAGCAGAATTTTTTCTGCTGTCTTTTTTGTTGGGGCTCGAAAACCATAATTCCGTTATTTCGGAAATATTACACAGAAGGAGGGTGATGCCCTATGAACACAATGGAAATATTAACTCTGTTGCTGGTGATCTTTGCGGCACTATCGTACAGAGACAATCATTGTAATAAAAAGAAATAAGCCTGCTCGGAAAACTCCACCTTTGGAGTGGGGCTCCTAATGGGTATCTGTTAGCAGCAGATGCCTCTATTTGTTATTACATTAACCGTATTTTCGTGATATGTCAATATCCGGTGGTCTCTTGAATACAGAACATATATTTGATAATATATGTATGGAGCGATTGTGTTCAAGGTGTGGTTAATCTCCCTTTGAAGGGAGGTGGTGCAATGAGTACATACGAAGTATTAACATTATTGTTTCTTGGTGGTACGTTTTTAGTTGCATTGCTGTCCTATATCGATAAGGACAATAAACATAAATAAAAATCAGCCTATCCTTGTACTTTAGCCGAGTCCTGGATAGACTGATTTAGCAATAATATCTAGGGAGAGCTAAACCACACCTTGTGGGCATTCGCTCTTTTCTATTATATTAACCATATTCTCGTGATATGTCAATATTATACCTTCTTTTTCTCTGTCTTCTCTATCGGCGGATACATTCGCTCCAGTTCTGCAGGATCATCCGGAATGGAATCAATGACCGTAGCGAGATCGTTTGAATGTTCCTCTGTAGATGTGTTTGTAAACTTTTCCATCACATGCTGCAAAGCTTTCCAGTCTTTTTCATCAAACTGTGCAAAGGTTTTGAAGATGTTTTTTGCAAATTCGTTTTCTCCGGTCATAATCTGGTCGATTAGAGTGCTATACTCGGCTTCTTTGTTGGCATACATATCGCCGGTGCCGTGGAGCAACCAGTCTTCGCTTACATTAAATTCACTGCAGATTAATTTATATAGTGAAAGTTTTTGATCAGGCTTTGCCAATGCATTCAATTCAATATTATTGATGACAGATCGGCTAACTCCAAGGCGTTCACCAAATGCGGTCTGTGACAGTTTTAAATGTTTTTTTCTGAGTTCTTTAATCCGCTCATATATTTCCATGATAGGTGTCTCCTTTTTATATTTTGTGGTTTTAATCATACCTTGCAAAAATGATTTAGTCAAGGCATAAATGAGAAAAATAAAAGAAAAATGACTTGACAAAGGCACGACTGTATAATAAAATGACTTATACAAAGCAATACAGAATCAAAAAATGCCTTGATAACACAAAAAGAGAGGTGATAAGGGAATGGAGGACAAAACAAATAAGCAAGAAATGATCGAAAAGACTGTTCTGGAGTTCCGGAAGCTGAATGAATATGATAAGATGCTCATTCTCGGTTATATGCTAAGAGTACAGCAGGAGCGTCAGATGCAGACAACATAGGAGGAGCAGGATGGAAAAGTATAGAGAACAGACAACGCTCCGTCTGCCGCCGGAGTTGAAAGAGAAGCTGCAGACGGAAGCGGAGCGGATGGGGATTAGTTTGAATAGTTACATACTGATGCTTATTGATAGAGGTCGTCAGTGTTCACGGGAATGACACCGTGATCGGTTTCGTACTGTTCGACGAATTTCTTTAAGATATATACCGCTTCCTGGTTGTATGATCGGTTTTCCGCCTTGGCAATATGTTTCAGTTTCAAATAAAGATCATCCTCCATCCGAAGTCCACGCATTGGTATTAATGACGGCATGAAAGCACCTCCTTTGCAATGTGATAACACAATGATAACAAATTGAGTGAAATAATAATACACTCATATTGTTGACAATGTGAATACACCGTGTTATATTTGTGGTGTAGACAAGGTGAATACACCCGAAGGAGGAAATGGGATGCAGATAATGATAAGAGGACCGGAAAAGGTCAAGGAGTTTTTGAAAAAACAGGCGGACAGTATTGGCATTACGATGAATGCTTTGGTACTTATAATCCTGCAGGACTGGATCCAGCAGAAGGAAAGGGAGGAACAGGATGGAAGAGCAGGCAGTAAATGACATTATGAAGATTTTGGCACAGGATGGAATGACAACCGGTCAGGCGAAGGATGTGCTGCAAAAAGTGCAGTTGCTCGTTTTGGAAAGCTCCAAGAACTTCCTTGACCAGTCAGAGGCAAAGGAAGTTCTTGGAACACCATGTAGATACGATGGTTTTAAAGATTCAAGCGATCGTACGACTGATGCAATTCATCAATAATATCATACAGTTGTTGCACCAATTCATCATAATCAGTCACTTTTGAAAGGTCAACCTTAGAAGCAACGAAAAAATCCCCCAATAATTGTAGCTATTGGGGGAATATGCCATGTGAATGATAGATTCAGATGTAACAATATTACGCCTTCTTTTTCTCTGCTTTCTCTACCGGCGGATACATTCTCTCCAGTTCTGCAGGATCATCCGGAATGGAATCAATGACAGTAGCGAGATCGTTTGAATATTCCGCTGTAGTTGTGTTTGTAAACTTATCCATCACATGCTGCAAAGCTTTCCAATCTTTTTCATCAAATTGTGCAAAGGTTTTGAAGATGTTTTTTGCAAATTCGTTTTCTCCGGTCATAATCTGGTCGATTAGAGTGCTATACTCGGCTTCTTTGTTGGCATACATATCGCCGGTGCCGTGGAGCAGCCAGTCTTCACTTATATTAAATTCGCTACAGATTAATTTATATAATGACATTTTTTGTTCTGGCCTGGAAAGGCGATTGTTTTCGATATTACTTATAACATCAAGACTGACGCCAAGACGTTCTCCAAATGCGGTCTGTGACAGTTTTAAGTGTTTTTTTCGAAGTTCCCTTATTCTTTCGTAGATTTCCATTGAATAGATACCTCCTTTCACAATTATTGTAATTTTAATATACAACACAAAAATTCGCCAGTCAACAAAAAATACACAAAAAACTTACTCAAATTTGTTGACAAACAAAAAATGAAATGATAATATTTGTTTACAGACGAATAATAAAATGAAAAATTTGTTGATAACACAAAAAGAGAGGTGATAAGGATGAAAAAATTTAAGGAAACATTTGAAAAAATGGCTGTTGAGTATGCGAAATACGTGAACAGAAGAATTGAAAAAGCAGATAAAAAAGCTATCACAAACAACCGAACAGCAATGCTTCTTATGAATGAAGCGCGTTCCGTGAACGTGATAGCAGTTACATTAAACAGAATGAATGGCAGTGGTGGAGAGAATTAACATTGCTCCCATTCACCTAAATCAGTGGGATGGTCAAGAATCCTGTTACAGAGAGAATCCCACTCATTGCAGCCGGTTGAGAAGGTGAAGACGTCATCTGCGGCGGAATAAGCAGATGAATAAATGCCGTAACAGATGTCGTCAAACCATAAACCAAATGCATGGTCTGTTCTTTTTATATAAAGAGGACCAACGGGAGAATGATATACCCACATAATAAACGCCTCCTTTCTATGGTACTCGGCTACGGCAATAGCCGGTACTTAAAGTATAGGAGAAAGAAACAGGAAAAGCAAGGAGGGGCAGTATGGCAAATAAAAATAAGAAAGAAATTATCGAAAAAACTGTTTTGGAGTTTCAGAAGCTGAATGAATATGATAAGATGCTCATTCTCGGTTATATGCTGAGAGTACAGCAGGAGCGTCAGATGCAGACAACATAGGAGGAACAGGATGGAAGAATACACTTCGACATCAATACGAAGGATAGGTGAATCCAAAGAAGTAATGGAAACTCTAAAGATGACCCAGGAAGAATTTGATCAGATAGTTTCGCAATATGGAACAGGTCAGAGAGAAGAAAGGAAAACGGAGAAATATGAACATGCCTTAAAAAGGGCAAGAGCATATGCGCTTCCGGATGAAGAGTTGAAAGAACAGAACTTCAACCGGGTAAATATGGATGGATTTCAAAAAGCAGTCGTGCTTCTGAGTCGTTGGACAGAAATGATAATGAGTGAATTGTTCAAGAAAAGAAGCTTCCGCATAGAGATTACCTATAATACGGAAGCGAGAAAAACAGATTTTGCAATTTACACACCTAAAGAATGCGCTTCAGATGAAGCCTCTTTCGATGAAACTATTGATGATGCAGAAAAGGAGAGCATAGAAAAAGCGGTGCAGGATGAACCCACACCGCAGGAATTTGATGATTATTTTGTTATTCCTGATCAGGGAAACAGAAAAGTGATCATTGCTCCACCTGATGGTACTTTTCTGTTGAAGTTATCAAAAGAAAAGTCATGTTTGTTGGCAGGTATTATTCAAGATTGTGTCCGTAAGTTGTAAGGATTGTGCCAGAGCCGTTTTTAGGAAAGGAACGGCGATGGTTTTTAAGTAACCACAGACGTGCACATTGCCTAAGTTCGGACTTTGTTAATTTTCGATACGCCACGCAATGAAGGACAAAGTTTCCGATTTTGACATTTGTTGTTACGCTCGGGCGTGGAATTTCATCAAACAAAAATACACAGCCTCCTTTTTTATGATACTCGGCTGCGGCAACAGCCTGTATTTAAAGTATAGGAGACAGGGGCAAGAAAAGCAAGGAGGGGATGATATGAGAAGAGTATCAGAGAAGGAATGGCGGGAACTGGCAGAGGAGACAATATCAAGAGTCTTTTGGCACGCTGATGGAAATGACACGTACATTGATCATGATCTTTAAGCTGACACCTCAGGAAATGGAAGAATTGAAGAAAGAAGCAGAAAGGAAAGTAAAGGCATATAGACAAGCCTCTAAATAATATAGATGAATGGAAAGGAGCGTGATATTTATGAGAACACCGGAAGAGGCTGGCAGTCGTTTTATCGGCACGTCGTATATTGGTACGTGCAGGGTCGATGAATATGTCACCGACTATACGGAAGAGGAACGGGCAGAAAAAGCCCGTGAGATAAACAGAGCGTTCCAGCAATTCGCATTGAAAAGGGCAAGAGAAGCTCAGAAAGTTTAACCGGAAGATTTCCGGCAGACAGGACAGGGGACATGCTACATAAATATGTTTGACATTTGCCATGGTGAAAAACCTTAACGTAGTAACTGATTATTACCGATGAAAATTCTACTCCCTAAAGTTGTTTATGCATGTCCTCTGTCCTGTCTGCCGGTGGGATACATACCCAAAATGGGTAGATTTAACTGTGAGAGGAGATTACATTATGAAAAATTATAGTTGTTTTGCTGGATACAGAAAATGCAATGTCTGCGGTCATACGACGTCAGATATGAATCAGAGGACTTGTGCTTGCGGGCATTTCATGTATCCGATAGCACAGGCGTATCTGCCTAAGACGAAGCCGGAAAGAAAGGTGAAATCTTAGGCAGTTTCTCTAGGAGGAACACTATGTTGTTGGCGGATATTTTAACCAAAGTGAATGGACCAGAGCGGATCCGGATTAGAAACCGGGAGAATCGTGAAATGATCTATGAGGGATTTCGCGGAACGATGGAGCATTATATCCCTGTGGATGATTGGATCCGATGGGAGGTCGTGGATATACACGTATCGTCAACTGTGAGAAAAAGACAGCGGGTGATCAAAAGGATTCCCGTGGAAGAAAATAGGACAATAGCAGAATCCTGTAAGACGGGAGAGTTTCAATTCTCGGACCTGGAAGTGATGGTGTTTATCACATTTGATGTGATCCGTCTGGAAGCATCTGCTGGAAAGAGGGACGATTATGAGAGTAATAAGTTTGATCAATCTGAAGGGCGGGGTATATAAGACGACCACGACACTAAGTCTTGCATATATCCTTGCCGTAAGGTATGGAAAGAGAGTGCTGCTGATCGACAACGATAAGCAGGGAAATTTGTCGAAAACGTTGGGAATTTACGATCCGGAGGATGAATATACCATGGCAGAGGTCATGGACATGAGATTTTCCGGCGGTTTAATCCATCAGACCGGAAATGAGCAGATCAGCGCAATTCCGGCGAACATGAATCTATTAACAGCCAATACAAGGGCTGTGCTGGACTATTCCAGAAAGCAACAGGACAGGCTGCAGAAAGCACTGGAATATCTCAAAGCAGATCAGGTGTTTGACTTCGTCATCATAGACAATGCACCGGATATTAATATCAGCATTATCAACGCACTGGCGGTATCGGATGATGTTGTGATCCCGATGCACATGGATGAGTATAGTCTGGATGGTATGCAGATCTTGATGGATCAGATCCAGACGATCCAGGAGAATTTTAACAGCCACATGAGCATTGTCAAGTGCTTGGTGACAGACTTCACAAATGACGACGTGCACCGGCAGGCGATGGAGCATGTGCGGAATGCTGGGTATGACTTGTTCAGTCAGACAATCCGGCACACAGCAGCTAAGCCGGCAGAATCCACATGGGCAAAGATGCCGCTTCCGATGTATTCGCCACGGTGCGGTGCATCCATCGACTACCGCCGGTGGGTGGAGGAATATCTGGGAGGTGATCTGTGATGTCGTTTCAACTATCGGATATTTTAGGCGAACAAAGTCTGAAGCCTGTGAAAAAAGAGGACAAGCTGCAGCTAATCCCGGCGGGAAATCTTCTTCCGTCTTCTGGTAATTTCTACAGCAAAGAAGATGACCGGATCAAGAAGATGGCCGCATCCATTTTGATGCTGTCTACACCGGATCGAATCGGTATTCAACAGAATCTCGTCGTAAAGCCAATTGACGGGTCAGATACATATATGATCCTTGCCGGGGAAACGAGATGGAGAGCGGTGAATTATCTGCTGGAGGCTGGGGAGCTTGAAACGGATCTGATCCCATGTGAGGTGGAACAGGAAGGAGACCCAATCCGGGACGAGCTTATATTGATCATGACGAATAGCACCCAGCGTGAGCGGTCGGATGCGGAGAAGATGCATGAGGTGTCCCGTCTGAGAGTGTTGCTTGAAGAATACAAAAAAACGCATACGCTTGGCGGTACGATTCAGCAGGCAATCGGTGACATGCTGGGAATCAGCAAGACCAAGGTAGGCACACTGGAGAATATAGACAGGAATCTGTCGCCGGAACTGCGTGAGGACTATGAGGCAGGAAGGATCAACACCTCCGTGGCCAATAAGCTTGCTGGAATGGACAAGCCTCTGCAGGATGAGGGGAAGAAGCTGCTTGATGAGCAGGGCAGTATCTCAGGCACAGACGTAGGTGAGTTGGCGGAAAGATTCGAAAATATGGATGTCACTCTGGAAGATTCTGAGGAGGACTTCGTATTTTCAGAGGGGGATATTCCGGTTAGTGAATTATTTGACGATGAGCCGGATGGAATGATTGAAATGAAAGTGGACATGCCTGACGTAGGCGAGGGAACCGGCGAAGGAGTATCCATACCGGAGGATTTTGCGGACAATATGCCGGATATGGGATTGATTCAGCCGGTGGAAAATATGATACCTCCATTGAGCAAGAAGATGTGTCTGGAGCTTGTGAATGAAAAAATAGCTACATATCAGTCTTACATCGATAAAGAACAAGAGCTCATTTATAAAAATAACGTAGCCAATAAAGAGTCTGATATACCGATTCGGCGTACATATAACTATTTAGTTGAGTTGAGAGCATTGAAGTTATACAAGTATTTAATGAAGATTGGAAAAGCATAGGAATGGCTGTACCGCATAAAAGCGTATCACATAAATTCTACAGCAGAAAGGAGGCGACAAATATGAGCGCAACATTTGATCTATCCAAAGTAGCAGGCGGCGCATTGCAGAGAAAGGTCAACCAGGCATTTGCACAGGTGGTTGAGAATATGTGCGATCCAAACACTGCCCCAGATAAGAAAAGAGAGATCAACATTAAGATACAGTTCGCACAAGACAGCTACGGCGGTCAGTGTAACTGTCAGGTGGGTGTTTCCACGAAGCTGGCGCAGGCACTTCCGGTCAAGACGATGTTTTTGACAGAAAAGAATTTAGAGACCGGGGAAGTCTATGCAAACGAGTATGGAAGTCAAATTCCAGGACAGCAGAGCTTTGAGGATGTTGGAATCACAACGACAGAAGATGGAAGAGCTATGGATCAGGAAACCGGAGAGATTCTCGGCAAGCATCCGGTAGTTGATTTTCGCAACAGAAAACAGGCATAGGAGGAAAGAAGTATGTTAAAAGAGGCAATTCAGTATATTCGAGATACGGCAGCACCGTATATCAGAGAATTTGATGGTCAGGCGTATTCCGACAAAGAAATGACGAGGGTGGTCAAGAAACCATGCCCTGCCGAAATCAATCTGTCTACACTGACCGGATTAAAAGATTATTTAATGTCGGAAAGTTTGAATAATGAGCGCGTGAAGGATCTGATCATCCATGTAAGGAACCCTATTCGTGTGTCCTTGTATTCAAAGCTGGACGAAGACCAGAAGCGTCTGCATTATGTGGATGTGATTGCAGACCTTCCACAGCAGAGGTTTGATCAATACCTAGATCAAGAGAATTTCATTATTGAACTAAAAACAAAATTTGTTCCGTCGGACGATCCGTCGGATGACATTAATCTGCTTGTCAAGTTTGCCGGCACCGCAGAAGGGAGCACGCTACGGCAGTATAAGGACGACGGTTTCTCGCAGGCTGTTACGGTTGCGGATGGAATCGCATCCAAAACGGACGCAGAGGTGCCAAACCCAGTTACATTGCGTCCATTTCGCACATTTCATGAGGTGGAGCAGCCGGAGAGCCTGTTTGTTTTTCGGATGAAGGAAAGCGATGGGATGTACTGTGCGATCTACGAAGCGGATGGCGGAGCATGGAAGAATGCTGCAGTGCAGAATATTAAAAGATATCTGGAAGATTTTGTTTCAAAGTTGCCAGAAGATATGCAGAAGCACATCACGGTGATTGCGTAGAAAGCATTCGTTAATGTAATAGACCTTATTAAAATAATCGGCCTGCATTGCCCGATGCAGGTGAAATTTTTAACATTTCCGGCTGTTAAATGACAGCCGGAATATATAAAGAAAGGATGAAGAAAATGGCGAAGATCAAGATGGACTGCATTCATTTAGACGGCATGAGAACAGATAAGAAATGCAGGGCGTTGAAGAAGCTCTACTGCAGTAAAAAGGAAGCCTGCAGCTTTTACAAGAGCCGCTCTGAGTACAATATGGACGGCAGCAGGAAGGGGAAAGAATAACTACAAAGCAAAATTGAAATAATTGAAGGCTGCGGGACTTTAAAGAAACCTTATTGTAACAGAAAGTGGAGGTGTTGGATGGCACGCAGGATGAAATTATCAGAATGTAAATGGCCGGACTGCTTCCACTGTGATCTGCCAGACTGCAGATATGATGGAGCGATCAAAGAGGATGGTAAGTACCTGAGACGTCTAATCCTCTGGAGCAAATATCAGCATGCATGCGAAGCAAGCGAAGAGGCAAGAAGGCAGTATGAAAGACATCATCCAGAAGTGGTAGCGAACGAGATATACAATGGCAGCATTTGAAGGCATATGTGAGAAAAGAGGAAAAGATGATAAACGGAGAAATAATTGTTGACAACTTCGCTGGAGGAGGCGGAGCATCGACAGGTATAGAGATGGCAACCGGAAAGAGCGTTGATATCGCCATTAACCATGATCCGGAAGCTATTAGGATGCATAAGGCTAACCATCCGCTTACGAAACATTACTGCGAGGATGTTTGGCAGGTAGATCCGGTAGAGGCATGCAAGGGGCATCCTGTCGGTCTGGCATGGTTCTCGCCGGACTGCAAGCATTTTAGTAAGGCGAAAGGCGGCAAACCGAAGGATAAATTCATCCGAGGGCTTGCGTGGGTAGCATGCAGATGGGCTGGACTTGTACGGCCGAGAGTCATCATGCTTGAGAATGTCGAGGAATTCAAGACTTGGGGACCTCTAAACAGAGGACATCATCCAATTAAGGCAAAGCGTGGACAGACTTTTGAGAAGTTTGTGCAGCAGCTTACAGATTTGGGATATGAAGTGCAATTTCGAGAGCTTGTGGCAGCAGATTACGGTGCACCAACTATACGAAAAAGATTTTTTATGATTGCTCGTTGTGATGGTAAACCTATCATATGGCCAGAACCAACACACGCACCTAGAAACAGTCAAGAGGTAAAGGAAGGATTATTAAAACCTTATGTTGGAGCATACACACAGATTGATTTCAGTCGGCCATGTCCATCTATCTTTGATACATCACAGGAGATTAAGAAAAAATATGGTATTCGTGCAGTTCGCCCACTTGCACCAAAGACAATGCAAAGAATCGCAAGGGGATTGATAAAATTTGTTATCGATAATCCGGAACCGTTTATTATTCAGTGTAATCATGGCGGAAAGCGTAGACAAAACGATATCGAAGAGCCTCTGCCAACCATAACTGGAAAACATGGATATGGGATTGTGCTACCTAAGATTGCGCCATATATGGGTACCAATACAACAAACCATCCAGGTGGAAATTGCAAGGATCCTATACATACTATTACAACTGGTAATCAGCAGTGTTTAATTAGCCCAACACTGATTCAGTACCATTCTGAAACAACAATGAACGGTACAAGAGGGCAAGCTATAAAAGAACCGATTATGACAGTTGACAGCTCTAATAGATATGGGTTAGTTACATCGTTCTTACATAAATACTATGACGGTGGGTATGCTGGAGCTGGTGATAGTGTTGAAAATCCATTACCAACGGTTACAGCATGGGATCATAACAGTGTAGTGACAGCAAATCTTATTCAGATGAATAATCATTGTGATGGAAGAGATATAAAAGAACCACTTTCAACAATTACAGCAGGAGATGGACATTTTGGAGAAGTAAGAGCATTTTTGATCAAATATTATGGGTCCGCTGTAGGACAGGATATTAATAATCCTTTGGATACGGTGACCGCCAGAGACAGATTCGGCTTGGTGACTATTAAAGGGATTGAATATCAGATCGTTGACATCGGCTTGCGAATGTTGGAGCCGAGAGAACTATATGGATGTCAGGGATTTCCAGATGATTATATAATCGATCATGACTTTGAAGGGCATACATATCCGAGAAGTGAACAGGTGCGAAGGTGCGGAAATTCAGTCTGTCCACCTTTGCCAGCTGCAATGGTTAGATCCAATCTTCCGGAGTTCTGTGTATCAGATAGGATGCCCAATATCACAAGGGACAGCATTGTCATTGAAAAAACAGGACAGCTTGCATTTGCATAAATGAGAAAGGGGTAAAACATGCTGAGACTTACGAATTGTTACGAAAACGGACTTGCGGCACGCCTGGCAGAAAGTTATGAAAGACATGCCACAGCAAGGGTTTCTGTCGAAAATGAGACCTTTCGGCAGAAGATGGTAGATCTTGATTTGCAGCAGTTCTGGTGGTTGACACAGGAAAGGAGCAGACAATGACAGCCAAGGATGAAATGATTAAATGTCTTGCAGAAATGGCTGGACAGTATGCAGAATGGCAGATCTTCTGTGACTGGGTAAAAGTATCTTCCATCTCCATCCAGAACGCATGCTGTCTCATTCATGACCGGGTATGGACGAGACGGGAAGAGGAATTTTCTGAGGTTATGAAGAAATATTCAAAGGATCAGCAGAAGATGTTTGCCAAGATGTATATGTTGCTTGAGATAGAGCTTCATGAGCAGATATATGATGTTCTCGGAACGGTATACATGGAATCCGGGTGCGCAAATAAAGCTACGGGACAGTTTTTCAGTCCATTCAATATCTCAATGGCAGCAGCCAGAACAATGACGTTTGAGACGGACGAGAGACCGATTAAGATATTTGAACCATCTGCAGGGGCAGGAGGAATGATCATTGCAGTGGCAAAGATCTTAAGAGAAAACGGAGTGAACTATCAAAGTGCATTGAAAGTTCTGGCACAGGATCTGGACTGGACGAGCGTATCCTCTCCGTTCATGAAGGACTGTCGATGGCAATGTCTATAATCAAGGAGAAAATAGAAGAGAAGTATATTGAAATGTTTCAAAAACAGGAGGAATCGGATGAGTAAAACATTCAACGAATGCCCTAATTGTGGATCACCTTTGGAATACCATAATATGTATCAATATGACAAGGTGTATCGCATTAAGCGTAATGGTCAATTATCTAAGCGCATGATTCGCAAGGAAGGTCCGTATCCAATGGAATGCGGATTCATAGCATGTTCAAAGTGCGATTTTCATACTAACTGCGATCTTGATGTTGAGGAAGACCACAGCATATCTATCTTCAATGCCAATGGTACTTACATGTATGAAAGTGATAATGAGCCTGTATAGGTTATAGCATGATTTTTGAAATTAAAGGGAGGAACCATAATGGAGTTAGGCGATGAAATTAAAGATGAGATTGTAGCGGCAGTATCATCAAAAGACTTTAAGCAGGCAGTGACGAAATCTGTCATGGATATTTTAACAGACCAGAATGAGCAACTGTCTAAAGTGTCATTCATCGAGCGCCAGAAACAGCTGCAGTCCAATGCGTTTAAAAGCACGGAAAGGCTGCTTTATAATTACAACGCTTTGAAGAGTCATCTCGAGAACGAAACAGAGTACCTTGACATGGCGTTTCATAAGACTGCCGGATCTGTTGTTCGTTATCAAAAAAACAAGGTGGACAAGCCGTCCGATGATCAGATATTGCAAGACCGGATTGATTCATATCGTCGATCCCTGCATGATTTTGAAAAGGTAAAGAAAGCAATCGATACCGTCTCGAATCGAAAAGGATTTGAGATCATACGGTTAAAATATCTTACGCCGGGAAATGAAACGGCTACGTATGAAAGTATAGCAAAGCAGCTCTGTGGCACCCAGGGATTTTCGGAAAAGCTAAACGAGAAAACGGTGCGCCGGTACAAGAATCTGCTGATTAACGAAATAGCAACACTGATATTTGGATCAGATGCCATCTAAAGGGGGACACATCATGGAGAAGAAAGGAACAAAGGTCAAGAAAGAGAATTTCATCTGCATTCAAGGCTGGATGATATCGGAGATGCGCCTAAAGGGGAATGATCTGCTTGTATACGCCATTATCTATGGATTTTCACAGGACGGCAGCAGTTATTTTTCCGGCGGACTGCAGTACCTGGCGGATTGGGTAAACGGGACAAAAAGGGGCGTTCAAAAGAATCTCGATAACCTGTTAGAAAAAGGATTGATAACACGAATCCAGACGGAAACCGGCAAAGGGATCCCGTCAGTGCAGTTCGCAATCTGTCTGCAAGCTCTGCCGTGGAATGCAGAACTAAAGACAGAAGAAAAGGTGGAATGCGTAGAGAGTTCTTCGACGGCAGTTCTGGAGAAAAAAGAAGATGAAAATGAGGAACAGAGTTCTATGGGGTATAGAACTGAGTTCCATGGGGGTATAGAACAAAGTTCCATGGGTATAGAACAGAGTTCTATGGGGTATAGAACTGAGTTCCATGGGGGTATAGAACTGAGTTCCACCAATAATAAATATAATAATATAAATTATAATAAAGCCTCTAACGAGGCAGAGGAGATGACCCGCGCAGATCAGATCGGAGCTATAGAGCAAAGATGGAACAGATTGGCGCAAGAGATCGGCTTGAGAAAGATATGCAAACTAATCTCGTCGTCCAAGAGATACGGAGCGGTCAATGCGAGGATTTCGCAGTATGGCTACGAAGAAGTGTGCTCCGCGGTAGACAGTATTCGCAAAAGCACGTTCCTTCAGGGAAACAATGACCGTGGGTGGAGGATTGACTTTGACTGGTTATTTAAACCGAATAACTTTCCAAAAGTGCTGGAAGGAAAGTATGCGGATAATAAGGGGGCGGTAAATCATGACGGCTATAGCAACGGTTCTGGATCAGTCAATCGAGCAGATCAGCCGGCGCAGGGCAGAAAGTACAACCCGGCAGACTTCTTCGGAGACGCCTGGAGAGCGTAAGACCTGTCCTGTCTGCAAAGGCAGCGGATGGAAAATAGGAGTCGACAAGGATGGCTATGAAGTATGCAAGAAATGTGACTGTGGAATCCTACGGAAGAATATCTGTGAAACAAGAAGAGAATCTTCCGGACTGCCGGACAAGTATAAGTCTGCCAGACTAAGCAGATTTAGCCTGGATGTTTATCGGCAGGATGGAAGCAAGGAATTGATTGACTTTACATACGCATTCATACAATGCTGGCTCCGGGACTTTGAGGAGATGGAGCAGAAGGGGATGGGGCTATATCTCTTCTCAGGAACACCGGGGTCAGGAAAGACATTCATGGCGGCATGTTTGGCGAATGAGTTGATACAGGAGAACGGAAAGAGGGTAAGGTTCGCGACATCCATGGACATCATTGAGGAGATCAAGAGATCATGGGATTTCTCCAGCGGATACTCCGAGAGCATGGTTTTGCAAGAACTGACCGATACAGACATCCTGATCATCGATGACTTCGGCGTGGAGCAGCCGAAGAATTGGATTGCGGAAAGATTCTATCAGGTCATAAATTCGCGGTACGCCATGAGAAAGATAACGATCATTACAAGCAACATGTCGGTGGATGATCTGAAGTATGATTCCCGTATCAAAAATAGAGTTCAGGAGAGAACATACCAACTCCCGTTCCCGGAAGAGTCTATAAGAATGCAGATTGCAAATGAGAACGTGAAGGATATGATGAACCGAGTTAGGAGACTCAAAGAGCAGCAAAGGCATCATAATGAGCAGATGGAGTTGAAATTATGACATACCCAAATTGGGTAGGAGAAAAAACGCCCGTTTCGCGCCCTTGACAGGTCTGTTTAACTGTGTTATTATTCTTATACTGCGATTAGAATGTAAAGCCGTAGGTTGGATGATAACACGTCCGATCTGCGGCTTATTTTAATTGCGGACTTTTTTCTCACGGTTCCCGGGAGCGTCCCCTCCCGGGAGTATAAAGGAGGAAAAAATGAATACGGTTGAACCAATTAGAGACATTGGTACAGTCAATGACATCGCGGATTATCTACGGGAACATAGCGAAAGAAATTATATTATGTTCATGATTGGGATATACTCCGGACTCCGGATCTCGGATATCTTGACGCTGCGGGTAAGGGATGTGAGAAATCGTGACCGCATTATGATCCGGGAGAAAAAGACTGGAAAGGAAAGAAGGTTCCCGATTAACAAAGCGTTGAAGAAAGATTTGGATAAGTACATCGAGCCGATGCATGACTACGAATTTTTAATCAAATCCAGAAAGGATCGAAACAAGCCTATCACCAGGCAGCAAGCTTGGACGATATTACAGGAGGCAGGTGAGCGGTTTGGTGTCCAAAAAATTGGGACACATACGATGCGCAAGACCTTTGGATACCACATGTATCAACAAACTCACGACATTGTAGCGATCCAGAAGATATTAAATCATGCAACGCAGGAGTACACTCTGAGGTACATCGGAGTGACGCAGGACACACTGGATACTGCGATTAACAATTTGGATTTCGGTCGATGAGAATTACGCCGAAACGAAAGATGGACAAAAGAAAAGATTTTGCCAGTCAATCTGACATATTGAGTGGTCGTAAGATTGAATAGAGATTTTTTGACTGCACTTATTAGAAGAAACTAATGTCACGCGAATTTAACACAATACTACGATATGTCAGATTCAGTGGAGGGATTTGACTAAATCCCGGAGATATGTGAGAAAATTTGAAAAACTATGGCAGATTAGGATAAAACGCATACCGTAAGTCTAGGTTCTGTGGGCGTTTAGGGCAGATTGAGGGTCTCCGAGGCCCAAACGAGAGCCAGTTTTTTGTTTTAAAAAAAATAAATTGCCATTTCCGAATGGAGGTGATCCTGATGGCAGCTACGAAAAATGCAGATGATATGTCATCCGTCACCGTGTCTGCCCAGCGGATGGGAGATATCCTAGGTGTGGGAGACCGGATGGTGAGGTACTTAGCAGAGGAGGGCATTCTGAAACGCAACTCTCATGGAAAGTATCTGCTGGTGGCATCAGTGAAGAACTATATATTGACACTTAAGGTCAGCAAGCCGACCTCTGCGGAGACAGATCCGGATGACGGATCGCTTTCATGGGAGGATGAGAAGGCAAAACATGAGAAACTGAAACGCCAGATCACAGACTTGAAGCTGCAGGTTCTGAAAGGACATCTGCATAAAAGTGAAGATGTGGAGCGCGTCGTCAATGATATGCTTGCAAAATTTAAATCAAAGCTGGAGGCAATGCCGTCAAAGCTTGCCAGGAAACTGGAGAAGAAAACAAAAACACAGATATTAGAGATTCTGCAGGATGAAATACGTTCTGCGCTAGAAGAATTATCAGAATATAATCCATCTGACTACTACTCTGATGATTATATCGAGATAGAGGATGATTATATATATAACCTGGGGGATGAGAAATATGAAGAGGAGCCGTAGCGTTGATTTTCACACGCTTAACCTAATATGCAGGCTGTCCAATTCCTTAAAGCCCAGAGAAAAGATGACTGTCAGCCAGTGGGCTGACAAAAATATGATCCTGCCGGCCGGTTCGAATGAAGCCGGTCATTTTAATGTCAAAAATATGCCGTGGCAGGAAGAGATGCTGGATGCCATATCGGATCCGGCAGTGACGGATGTCACCTGCATGACGTCGGCACAGATTGGAAAGACCACCATCATCTTGAGTGGTATCGGATATTATATCGATCACGAACCGGCGACGCAGTTGATGGTTCTTCCGACGCTGTCACTTGGGGAGAAGTTCTCAAAAACGAGACTTGCCACTATGGTCCGGGATGTGCAATGCCTTTCGGATAAGGTGGCGGCTCCAAAAAGCAAAGACTCTGACAATACGATACTGTTTAAGAGCTATCCGGGCGGGCACATCGTGGTTGCCGGAGCAAATTCAGCGGCATCATTATCATCCATGCCTCTTCGTATCATCTGGATGGATGAGGTGGATCGTTTCCCGGATTCTGCCGGAGGCGAAGGAAATCCGGTGCTTTTGGCGGAAAAAAGAGCAACCTCCTACTGGAACAAGAAACACATCAAGACATCGACGCCGACGATTAAGGGACGTTCCCGGATCGAGTCGGAGTATAACGATGGGACGATGGAGGAGTGGTGCGCGAAATGTCCGTCTTGTGGGACATTTCAACCCTATGATTTTCGCCGGCTGGATTTTGAGACGCTGACCATGACCTGCAAGTCTTGTGGGGAGATGATCCCGGAACAGGAGTGGAAGGAGTCAGAACATGCGTGGATCGCAAAGCATCCGGAGCGGACAAGCCACCGGAGCTTTCACCTGAATGAGCTTGCCAGTCCGCACATCGACTGGAAAGAGATCGTCCAGAATTTTTTAAAAGCAAAAAAGAAACTGGACACGCTCCACGATACAGAGGATCTGCAGGTGTTTATCAATACCGTTCTGGGGGAATGCTGGGAAGAAACTTCCGTGGAAGTGGATAAGTTTGACGATGAGGAACTTGCCGTCAGGGCAGAACATTATAAAGCAGATCTGCCGGATGGCGTACTGATTCTGACTGCCGCAATTGATGTGCAGGATGACCGGTTCGAGATTGAGGTGAGAGGCTGGACACGCAATTATGAATCTTGGGGGATCTATAAGACGGAGATCTACGGAGATCTGATCAAGGATGAACCGTGGGACGAGCTGGAGGATTACCTGCGGACAACATTTCGGTTTGAAGATGGCAGGGAGTTAAATATCGCCGGATTTGGAATGGATACCGGCGGACATCACACGAATAAGGCATATAAATGGTTGAAAATGCAGAAGAAGCGTGGAAAAAAAGCCTATGCGCTGAAAGGCTTCTCCAGACCAGGGGAAGATATCCGGCTGCTCCATAAGAGAAGTGTTGTGGACATCAAGGACGAGATTCGTGGAAAGACGGTTCCCGTGGATAAGACCATACTCTATATCATCGGCGTAGACTCCGGCAAGGATGACATTATGAGGAGGCTTTCGATCGATGTGCCCGGAGAAGGATACTGTCACTTTCCATCGAATGGGGGCAGAGGATATGATAAGACGTATTACCAGGGACTTCTGGCAGAGAAGAAGATCACGGTAAAGGTAAGAGGAAAGCTGGTGACAAAGTGGGTCAAAAAAGCAGGAGTCCGCAACGAGCCATTGGATCTCTTTAATTATAACTATGCCGTCTGCGAGATCCTCCGTCCGATCTGGGGAGAACTGGAGGCAAAGCTGGAGAGGGGTATTAATTATACCAAGGCAGTGAAGACCGGCAGGAGAAGGCGCCGGTCAAAGAAAGGGTTAGAGGTTTAACATGACAAAAGAACAGAAAAAAAGAAGGCTGGAGGAGCTGAGAGAGCGCCTGCAGCTTTATTTGAATGCAGAAAAAAAGATCCTGCAGGGACAGAGTTATACTATCGGTTCCAGACAGCTGGAAAGAGCAAATCTGGCTACGGTACAAAAAAAGATATCAGTGCTACAGAGCCAGATCGATGCAGTGGAGGCAACGGGAACCACGAAGAGGAGAGCGTACCGGGCAGTACCGTTTGATTAAGAGAAAAAGAAGGAAAGAAGGTGGAGGATATGTCCGTGATAGATAAGGTGCTGCTTTCGGTCAGCCCGGAAACGGCGGCAAGGAGAGCGGAGGCGAGGCTGCGGTACGAGAAGATGAATATGCAGATCACGGCAGCACAGGGAGTCAGCAGCACGATAGAAGGATTTTCGGAAGAAAGCTCCGGGGTATCAAATTATGGATATTCCCACGGGGGCGCATCCAAGAGGAGAACATGGGCGTCAAAATGGAATGCTTCTTCCGGCTCTGCAAAGAGGGACATTGAGGAAAATCGGAGGACGCTCCGGGAGAGGTCAAGAGATCTGGCAATGAATGCTCCTCTGGCAGCAGCGGCGATCAACAGCACCAGAACGAACTGTGTCGGCGGCGGACTGGTTCCGGCACCAAAGATTGATTATGATTTCCTCGGTATCAGCAAGGAGGAAGCGAAGGAGCTGGAAAGACTGATCAAGAGAGAGTGGTCACTGTGGGCAGACAGTACGCTTTGTGACAACAATGACCAGAATAACTTCTATGAGCTTCAGCAGATCGCGTTTAATGACTGGCTTCGCAATGGAGAAGAATTTGTTCTGATCAAATATGCGAAGAAACCGGATGCCAATATGCCATATCTGCTCCGAATCAAGCTGGTGGAGGCTGACCGGGTGCGAAGCCCTTTAGACTACAGTGGTGATTATTCCACGATAGATCAGATTACGCCGTCAGGAAATCGTATTATGAATGGTGTTGAGATTGACCCGGAAGGGCGGGTGGTAGCTTATCATATTGCATCTTTCTACCCCGGGGAATATACCACGGCAAACAAGGAGTGGACAAGGATTCCCAGAAGGGGAAAACGAACAGGAAATCCTAATATCCTGCATGTGTTCAACGCAGAGAGAGCGGACCAGTACCGAGGTGTTCCGTTCCTGGCTCCGGTGATCGAAGCATTGAAACAGCTTACCAGATATACAGATGCAGAGATCATGGCAGCAGTAATCAATGCGATGTTTACTATATTTATCACGACAGAGAATGGGGAAGGCGTGCAAGGCTACGGTGGTGATGATGAGGATATTATCGATGATGAAAACGAGAAAGAGGATGAGATCGCACTGGGTTCCGGAACCATTAATGAGCTGAGAGTGGGTGAGAAGGTGCAGGCGGTGGAATCCACACATCCTTCCGGAAATTTTGAGCAATTCGTCACTGCCTTTTGTACACATGTTGGTGCAGCACTGGAGATTTCGCCGGAGGTGATGCTGAAGAAATTCAGTAACAATTTCTCGGCATCCAAGGGAGCCTTAAATGAGACGTGGAAGTCTTTTAAGATGCGTCGGAAATGGTTTGTGGATGATTTCTGCAAGAGCATCTATGAGCTGTGGTTCGCTGAGGCGGTCAGCAAGGGGAGAATCTCGGCACCGGGATTCTTTAACAATCCGCTGATCAGGGCGGCATACTTAAATGCGAAATGGAATGGACCGGCACAGGGTCAGTTAAATCCACTGCAGGAAGTGAATGCTTCCGTGATGAAGATACAGAATGGATTTTCGACGCACGAAGACGAATGTGCAGCAATGAATGGCAGCAGTTATGAGGATAATGTCCGCGCTTTGGTGACGGAAAATGAACTGCTGGCAGCAGCGAATGAGAAAATGGAGGAATGATGATATGGCAAAAAAGATAAAGCTAAAAGGTCCGGTCATGGACAATGACTGTGCGATGATCTACCACTGGATCGGATGGGATGCGGTATGCCCCAATGATCTGACCAGGGGGCTTGAGGAAGCCGATGGAGAAGATGTGATCCTTGAGGTAAATTCTCCGGGCGGATCCTGTGACTACGCCTTTGAAATGTATACAGCATTGATGGAGTACAAGGGCAATGTGGAGGCACACATTATCTGTGCCGCATCTGCCATGACAGTGATCTGCTGTGCGGCAGATAAGAGACTGATCTCTGATACCGGCATGTATATGATCCATAATACGCAGGCGAGAGGTAATGGCGACTACCGGGATATGATACAGATTGCAGAGTGCTTAAGCGAATATAATGAGTCGGCACTCAATGCGTATGAGAGGTGCACAGGAAGAGACCGGGAAGAGCTGAGAGCATTGATGGACCGCACCACCTGGATGTCGCCAAAGAAGGCAATTGAGGAAGGATTTGTAGACGGTATGCTGTTTGGAGATATCGGCGGCGATGGTTCCGGAGATGGATCAGGTGAGGGAGACAGAAGCCTGTCAAATGGGGGTGAACCGCAGAATCTGCAGCAGATCATGGCAGTGATGAGCGGAAATCTGACCATGAATATGCCGGGAATGATCCCGAAGGATAAGCAGGCAGAGATCATGGCACTGATCCGCTCCGGAGAGGTGACAGAACCGAAGGGGGTCAAAAACGAGCAGATTATCAGCGGAAATGCTGAATCTGATATAACAGAACCCGTAAACAAAACAGAAAGCGATGGAAAAGGAGGAAAAAACATGACATTGCAGGAATTATTAAAGGATAATCCGGAGGCACAGGCAGAATTTGACAAGCAGGTCGCTGATGCAAAGACAGCGGGAGTCAGCGAGGAGAATAGCCGCCTAAAGAGTCTGGATGCGATTAGCACAAGCGTTTCCGCAGAAGCTCTGGAGGGAGCAAAGTACGGCGAAGATAGAATGGATGCAAAGACGCTTGCGTACAAGGCACTGGTGGAGGATGCAGCAAAGGCCGGAGCGTATATGAAGGATGCACAGGATGATGCAACAGATTCCAATGTAAATCAGGTCGGTGGAGCAGCTCCGAGAAAAAATGAAGAGGTACAGGATGCTGACAACATGGCATCCTATGTGAATGCACAGAAGGGAGGAAAGTAAGATGGCAAAGGCTTTAAATGAAAAAGTGGGAAATATGCTGCATGACCATCTGGTGTATGATGGATCTCACCCAGTGGATGCTAAGAACGTAACCGTTACTCTGACCAAGGGGACGGCAGGTACCATCAAGCGGGGACAGGTGATTGATTTTACCAGTGCAGACGGAAAGTATAAAGTGCATGCGGCAAGCGGCGTGGTAAACTGTATCGCTGCCAGGGATGCACAGTATACGGCAGAGGATGAGAGTGTTGTGGTATCAGCCTATATCAGCGGATCGTTTCGCAAGGATGCCCTGATTGCAACACCGGCGTTGACGGCAGCAGACGTGGAGACATTCCGCACTAATGGTATCTTTTTAAAATAACACATACCCATTTTGGGTAGAAGGAGGATTGACATGATCAAAGAAACATTTACTCTTGTGGAAGCAGTAAAGAAGATGTATCCGGTGGTCACGTTCTTTAAGGACAGATATTTTCCGGATTATAAGAACTTTTATTCCAGCAAGGCGCTGATTGAAAGCAAGAAGGGCGGCAGAAGAGTTGCACCTTTTGTGGTTCCGGTAGTCAACGGTATCGCCATGACCGCAGAGGGATATCGCACGGACATGGTGACCGCTCCGATGATCGCTCCAAAGATGGTGATCACTGCAGAGGATCTGGAGAACAAGGCATTTGGTGAGTCTCCGGACAGCAACCGCGCGCCGGAGGATAGAGAACGGGAGATTGAGGCGGAGTACATTAACGAGCTGAGAAGTTCCGTCAGCCGCCGCCATGAGCTGATGTGTGCAGACATTATCGTAAGCGGACAGACAGAAATGAAACACTATGCGACGGCAGAGGATGCGGCAAAGGGATTAAATCCAAGCGTGGAGATCCTGCGTTATTATGATGATACCTTTGGTAATAAGTACACAATCACAGGTGACTTCACAAAGATGACCATCAAGGAGAAGCTGGGCGTGATCTATGATATCACATCAAAGCTCCGCAAGAGAGGCGTACGCTGCACCGACTGGATCATGACCGCAGATGTCAGCCAGATGTTTCTGCTGGATAATGATTTTCTGGAGATGTATAACAAGCGTGATGTGGTTACAGGTACGATTGATCCGAAGGAGCTCCCGGAGGGCGTGGTATTTAATGGCACCATCAATGTTGGCGGCGTGCAGTTAAATATGTTCAGCTATGACAATGAGTTTGAGGATCTGGACGGCGAACTTAAGGCGTTCCTGCCAAAGGGCACTATGGCATTTCTCGCTCCGGGACTTGGAAGAACTGTTTACGGACAGGTCACATTCATGGAGGATGGAAAGTTTGCAAGCTATGCAGAAAAGATGGTGCCACGTCTTCTCACGAACGATACCAGCAATGTAGCAGAGGTGCTGGTGTATTCCAGACCGGTGCCGTATCCACTTGACTGGGATGGATGGCTTGTGACCAATGTTTACCCGGGTTCCTCCGGCACACTCAGTGAGAGTTCGGAAGACACCAGTCAGCAGGCCGTGGACGATTCCGCTGATGCAGTGAGTGAGGACATTGACTTAAAGACGGAGGAGGAGATTAACAAGCTGTCCAGTAAGGCTGCCGTGATCGCCTACGGAGAATCCATCGGTATGGCGGGCTTATCTGATGTCAGCGCATTGGCAGACTTAAAGACAGCAGTGATCAACTATCAGCAGGAGCATTATGCAGATTAGTATGCTGCATAGGAAGGAGCAGAGATGTATAAGGCAGGAATGAAATTGCAGATCAACGGCGTAGCCTACGAGAAGGGCAGTGAGATCTCCGATGCACTTCTTTCCGGCGTGAATACGGACTACCTGAAGGAGATGGGGGCACTCGTGGAATGCGAGAAGGAAGCAACCCCCCCTGCTTCTCCTAAGGGAAAGAAAGCTGACACTGAACCAAAGACCGCCGGAGAAAAGGGGAAGAAGACAGACACTGAACCAAAGACCGTCAGAGGAAAAGAGAAAGGGACTGATGCCGATTGACAGAGGAGTTTAAGAGGTCACTGGAAGAGGATATTGAGGGAGTATTCCTGAATGTAGACGAATTCGGGGAGGCACATGTGGTCAACGGGAAGGAAATCATGATCCTGTTTGATGAAATGGAACTGGAAAGAGTGAAGGGAGCCCTGCAGAGCGGTTCCGATCTTGCAGAGGATGTCCATCGTGCGGACATCCTTTTTTTTGCAAAGCAGTCTGATCTGCCGAAACGAATCCAGACCAATTCCGTGATGGAGATTGACGGGAGAAAGTGGTTTGTGTATCAGGCAAGGATCGTATCAGGATTATTGAGAATACTGCTTGGAAGGAGTCAGTTATGAGCCAACGGCACGAAAAAATCATGGATTTTGACATGAGGTACGATGCTGCCGACATGCGGAATCTGCAGAACCGGCTTGGATCGCTTGGGGGAAAAGCTAATCTGGTCATGAGCCGTGCGGCGAACCGTGCAGCATCCACAGCAAGAACCGTTATGAAGCGGCAGGCAGCGGATGTATATATCGTATCGCAAAAGAAGGTAGCTGATGCGATAAAGATACGGAAAGCTACTCAATCTTATCCAACGGCAAGCATTTCGGCACGAGGCTACGGCATCGAACTATATGAGTTTAATGTGTCGCCTCGAAGAATAGCACGACCGGCGAAATCTGACGGAGGAAAAGGACGAAAACCTCCGAAGTTTTATTCGTCCAGAAATAAAAGAAGAGAATCAAGGAAGCCTCTTTCGAAAGACCCGAAGCCTTTTGTAGCGAAAAGAAAGAATGGAAAGATTAGTGTACTGCAGAGAGTATCTGATGATCCGCGGAGCGAAGTATGGGTCAAATATGGTCCATCCATACCTAAGATGTTGGAAAACGAGGAGGTCATGAGCAGAGTGGAAGAGGAGTCGACGAAGATGCTTCTGAAACGTATCGAGCATGAAATGGACAGAGTTCTTAAGGGAGGTGGAAGCAGATGACGGATATCGGTCTGCAGGATGCTCTTGCAGAGAAATTAAGGAACTTTTTAACGGAAAATCATGAAAAATCGAAGTGGGGAGAGCATTATGTACTCCCAAATGTGTTTACTCAGACACTTCCGATGAAGAGTAATGAGGGAGTGGAGGATGAAGACGCAGAGACCAATGACCAGTGGAATTATGTATGCGTCGTACTGGGTCCGGAATTTCTCCGGGATGATAAGTGGGTTGTGGAGATACATTTTTCCATCGGTGTGAAGGATTGGGACGAGGAGAGGCAGGGACATAGAAGTGTCTGCCACCTGATGACGGCAATCTACAAACACTTTAAGGAAATGGGACTGATTGACCATCGTTACACGATGCTGACACAGGAGGCGTACAAGAATCTGAACAGTGAGATAGAGGCACCGTATTATGCTGGAGATCTGGTTACCTACTGGGAGATTGATGCGCCGGAAAGGATAGATTTGGAGGAATTTATATGAGTAAAGAAAGCTATATGTATATTGGTCCGACGATACCGGGAATCGCAGTGAAGAACCGTACCTATATCGGCATCCCGGAAAAGATGAAGAAACGAATAGAGGAGGATTCATATTTTGCGAACCTTGTCGTAAAAACGGATGATCTGATCAAGGCGAGACAGAGTATGGTGGATCCAAATTCTGTGATCAATGTTAGTTATCAGCAGGTTTTAAAAAGTCTGTAAAAAATAATAAGGAGGAAGTAACAGATGAGTAATTACAAACATGGAATTGCAACCAGCAGACAGACTGCAGAACCGGCCGCACCGAAGAAGAACGCGGAAAGTGCCGTTTTTGTAGTGGGAACTGCACCGGTCAATCTGGCAGCATCTCCGGCAATAAATGAGCCAGTGCTTGCCTCAAAGAAAAGCGATGCGGTGGCGGCTCTGGGATACTGTGAAGAATTTGACAAGTACACGATCCTTCACAGCATCTACAGTAACTTTAACAAGTTCGGAGCCGGCCCGGTTGTCTTTGTGAATGTGCTGGACCCGACCAAGGGAGACCATTTAACGGCGGTGGCATCCAGTGATGTGAAAGTGACGGACGGAAAGGCTGTTATCAAAGAGGCAGGTATTCTGCTGGACAAGCTGAAGGTCAACGATGATGTAACGGAATTGGAGTTGGGAAAGGATTATGTTGCCTCCTTTGATGAGGATGGCTATGTGGTCCTTACTGCAACGGATACAGGTGCCATGAAGGCTCTTTCAAAGGTCAGCGTTGCCGGCTCGAAGCTGAATCCGGATGGTGTGACGGCAGAGGATATCATTGGCGGTATCGACGAGAATGGAACCCGCACCGGTCTGGAACTGGTGGATGAGGTATATGCACGACTTGGTGTAGTGCCGACAATCCTGATTGCACCGGGATTTTCAAAAAATCCGGCTGTGGCTGCTGCTTTAGAAGCAAAGGCACAGCTTGTCTACTCGATTACCAATGCCTTTGCTATCATTGATCTGTCTTCCGCATCCGATGGGGCGACTAAGAAAGAGGATGTGGCGAAGGAGAAGGGAAAGACGGTTGTTTCGTCTAGATGGAATGTGCCGGTATGGCCGATGGTACAGGTGGACGGATTTAAGATTTGGAAGTCAGCACATGCGGCGGCATTGATCCAGAGTAATACGATCCAGCATAACGGAATCCCGTCTGATTCTCCGGACAATCATGACTATATGATCGATGGACTGTGCCTGGAGGACGGCTCACCTGTCTATATGACGCAGGACGATGTCAATGACTACATCAATGCCTATGGCGTATGCTCTGCTTTGAAGCTTCCAAGCTGGAAGTTTTGGGGCAATAATACCGCAGCATATCCGGTATCCAATGCACCAATGAACCGCTGGATCAAGAGCGTACTGATGCTGAACTGGATGGAGAATACATTCAAGCTGAATTATATGTCTTCCGTGGGACGGAATGCAAAGGTAAAGCAGCTTAAGGATATCACAGACCGTTTTAACCAGTATCTCAACAGCCTGATTCCGGATCACCTGGCAGGAGGCTCCATTGAGTTTAATGTGGATGATAATCCGACCGAGGCGATGCTTGCCGGACAGTATAAGTTCCGCACAAGATATGCCGATTGGTCACCGATGGAGTATATCGAGAATGTATTTGAGTACGATGTGGATATTTTAACCACAGCAATGGAAGGAGGTAATGAATAATGTTAATTCCAGAGAAAACAGCGCTTTTCCGTGCGTACGTTGAGGAAAGCACGACGGAAAACAACCTGATCGGAATCACGGATGAGGTAGATCTTCCGGATTTTGAGTATCTTTCAGAGACCCTGAACCTTGCCGGAATGGCAGGAGAAGTAGATTCTCCTGCACTGGGGCAGTTAAAATCTGCAACCATGGACATTCCGTTCACGGCAACCTCGGAGCAGAGTCTGCGTCTGGCAGAGGATGATTCCAAGCCGCTGATCTTAAGATCGGCGCAGGAGGTATTTGACAGCTCCAACAACCAGAAGAGTCTTGTGCAGAGAGTGATCACGATCTACGGCATGACGAAGAAGATCAATTTCGGCAAGCTGAAAAAAGCAGGGTATGGCAATCCAACCATCACAAAAGAGATCACATCCTACAAGGATGAGATTGACGGCGTGGTCGTAACCCACATTGATAAGTTCGCTCCGACATTTGTTGTCAACGGACAGGATCTCATGAAGGGGATCACGGATCTGATCTAATTGGTACGGAAGTCACACATGGCCGTCAGCTCTTCCGGGCTGGCGGCTTATATGATATGGAGGAATAAAGATGAAGGATTCACAGAAAGAAATTGATGAGATTGCAGCCCAGGTGGAGCTTGCAGCAGATGTTCAGGCGGCTGAAGCGGCACAGGAAGACAAGCAGAACGTGGAGGAAATGACAGAGGAGGAACTGGAGAAGGCGGCAGAAGAGGAAGCTGGTTCAGATCATACGCTAATCCTGTCTAAAACGTATAAAATGGATGGGAAAATGATTGACCGTATTAATTTTGAAGGACTCGAGGAGCTGAAGACAAAGGATCTGGAATATGCAGACAGAGTCATCGCAAGGATGAATCATGCGCCGGATGATAAGTTTACAGACGTATTGTGGAATCGGATGATCGCTGTACGTGCAACAGGACTTTCCGGCAGTTTTTTTAACGAATTAAGCAGCCGGGATATGCTGGGCGTTGTCGGGGTGATCAGACAGTTTTTTTTATTCGGCTGGGAGTGAGCGGCTCCAGCGATTATTTGGTAAAGACAGCTTATGCCCTGTCGATTCGGACGGGGACAGGGGTTGATTATTATACATCCCTTCCGGTGATGGATCTGTTTCACGAAGTGGAGATGTATAACGAGGCGATGATCGAGTATAACGAGAGCAGAAAGAGGTGAGTGCGTGTCTGCAAAACGAGTGGAGTACGCTATAGAGCTTTTGCTGGGAGCTAAGAAGAAGTCTAATTTTGACAGTACAGTGAATGGGGTGTCTTCCGGAATGCAGTCTCTGACCGGGACAGCTAAAAAAGTGGCAGCCGGCATCACCGGAGCTTTTGCTGCTGTAAACATCAAGGATGCCATATCAGATGCTATGGAGACATATACGGGATTTGAACAGTCCACCGCTACTACGGCGGCCATTGCAGGAGCATCCAAGACAGAGTATGACAAGCTGGAGAAAGCAGCCAGGGAAGCAGGAGCTGCCACCACGAAGACGGCGCAGGAAAGTGCCGATGCTCTGGGATACATGGCTTTGGCCGGATGGGACGTCAACGACTCTATATCAGGTTTAATGCCGATCCTGAAGCTATCAGAATCTGCCCAAATGGATCTGGCAGAAACCAGTGACCTTGTTACAGATTCCATGTCTGCGCTGTCACTGTCCGTTAAGGATCTGCCGGAGTATCTCGATGCGGTTGTGCAAGGTAATAATTCTGCGAACATGAATGCGCAGCAGATGATGGAGGCTATGATCTTGTCAGGCGGTGCTGCGAGAACCTTAAGCATCAACTACCAGGATCTTGGGACAGCAATCGGCGTCCTGGCGAACAACGGCACCAAGAGCCGGAAAGCCGGAACGGCGATGAATGCTATGCTGACCAGGATTGCCAGCAATAAAAGTGCCCTAAAGATGATGGATCAGCTTAATATTTCCATTTTCGATTCAAACGGACAGTTCGTTGGACTGGAGCAGGCGTTAAAGAATATTAACGAAGGAATCAGCGGTCTGTCCATGGAGGAACAGGCGCAGGCATTAAAAGAGATTGCCGGAACGAATTATTATTCTAAGATGATCTATCTCCTGGACAGCGTGAAAGAAGGAGCCAACGGAGCAGAGAGTGCCTGGGGTTCTTTAAATGACCAGCTGTATAATTCCGAAGGTTCTCTGAATCAGATGGATGCAAAAATCACAGGCACGGTAAATGGTGCAAAGCAGATCATGCAGTCGGCGGCGGATGATGCGAAGATTAGTTTTGGTGACGCATTCCGGGATGAATATGTCATCATATTGAATAATATGGCAGAGGGGTTTAATACCATATCGGAAGGTATCACAGAGTTTGCGGATAAAAACGAGCTGAAGATCCACGAGCTATTTCAAAGCGTGGAGGAGGGAGCGGCGAAGGTCATTAAAGTGGGAAGCGATGTCGTAACCTTTGCCATGGATAATGCGGACACGATCACATCAGCGATCGAAGGAATCGGTGCGGCATATGCAGCGTCAAAGATTACGGAGAAGATCGGAAATGTTGCGACAGTTCTCAAAAAAGTGTCCGCTGCGGATACCGCCGCTCTGGTTGGCAAGGTTGGAAAGCTTAACATTGCCATAGCCGGGGTGGCGGCGGCAACAGCTATCGGCGTGACGGCGTGGAGAGCGTACCAGAAGGTGCAGGAGAGAGCGGCAGAGAACAATATTGATGAGCATTTTGGCAACATCGCACTGTCCGTGGAACAGATCGACGATGCGGCGCAGCAGATTGTCGGGAAAAGAACGCTGACTAAGTTGTCAACGATGTTGGAGAAGGTCGGGGATACGGATAAGGCGATCCAGTCACTTTCCGGAAATCTTAAGACCATCGGCGGACTCGAATGGAAGCTGCACGCCGGTCTGGAGCTGTCAAAGGATGACGAAGAGCAGTATGCCGATCAGATCAAGGAAGCCATTACGAATGCACAGAATGTGATTGACAGCCAGGGATACACAGTCTCTCTCGCAACGGACATCCTGCTTGGATCTGATTCGCAGATTGGTCTGGAAAATGATGCTTTTTATACCGGATTGGATGCGCAGATGAACAGCCTGCAGAAAAAGCTCAATAAAAAGATATCTGCCGCAGTGAAGAATGGTGTGGATATCAATACGGATGAGGCAGTTCAGAAGCTTCTTGGAAAGATTACAGATATTACAGATGCCGTGACAGGAGCGGAAACAGAGGCACAGCTCCAGGGGATAGAGCTGAAGTATTCCGGCAAGGAGCTGACGGGGGATACGTTCCGAGCTCTGGCAAAGGATATCCAAAAGTATGAGAAACAGGTTACCTCCGGGGCGCAGGAAGCATATCAGACTTCCATGACCAACTTAAATGCAAGACTGCAGCTTGGCGACATCAATAAGCAGCAGTACAATGCGGAAAAGTCAGAACTGGAGGAAGGGTATTACAAGACAAGAGCAGAGGCATATGCGAAAGGTGCCGATTATATCACCGGCACGATCCAGCAGGCATACCCGGAGATGAAACCAGCCATGGAGCAGGTCGGCCGAAGGATGGACACGGCACTAAAGACTGCCATGGACGAGGGGTTGACCGGCAGGGAACTGGATGCGCAGATGCAGAGCATCGCAGAAGAGTCAATCAAGGGATTGAACATTGATAAGACTACGAAACGGGCGATCCAGGAGCTTTTCCAGAGTGGTCTGTCGGATATCTATGAGCAGATGACGGATATGCGGTCGGAGATCACCAATGCCGGATACGAGATGCCGGAGAGTTTATCAAAAAGCATTGAATCGACGGACACCATATTTACTGCCGCCGGAGATAAGACGAACGCCACTGCTCTATTGGGAGACAAGATTGGAAGTAACGCTGATTACAGTGCCATGGTTCAGGCGGCTGCTAAGACCGGCGGAACCGTTCCGGAGAACATGGCAGATGGTATCCTTGCCGGGAAAAATAAGGTGTCTGATGCGGTCAATGCTCTGTTTGACCAAGTGGAGATGACTGCCAGAAACCGGCAGATGGCAGTGGAAACGGTGAAGATTGATACCGGGAGTGCCACCAGGGCTTCCAATAGCCTTAGCGGCACCAAGATCAGAAGCACCGCCACGACATACCATGATAAGAATGGTGATCATACGATCTACCGCAATGCCCTTGGAGGTATCTACGACCGTGAGATATTGACGACTGTTGCAGAGGAGGGTGCCGAGGCAATCATCCCTCTGGACGGATCTGACCGAGGAAAGAGCCTGTGGTGGAAAGCCGGACAGATGATGGGGCTTCTGGGAAAAACGAGACAGGAAAGCACGCCGCAAAGCACTCAGGCACCTGTGATACCATCCTTGAAGTCGGTAAAGATGAACTCTGGGGCATCAATGCCTCAGAAGGATGTGGCAGTATATGAAAGTCTTGTAGGGAGCGGCAGCCAGAAACCGGCAGAAACACATAGAAGCGCAGCAGGCGGTCAGACAGTGAATACCGGACAGCCAGTTACGGTTACTTATGCTCCGAATATAGTGATCGAAGGAAATGCCGATCAGAAGTCGGTGGAGAAGGCATTAGATATCAGTCAGAAGAAGTTTGAACAGTTAATGGAACGCTATCAGCGGTCACATAAGCGAATATCGTTTGGAGGTGCATCATAATGGCAGGAGGTTATTACTACACAACAAAGCAGGGGGATATGTGGGACTACATCGCCTATCTGGTCTATGGAGATGAATACCAGATGCCCGTGCTGCTTCGTGCAAATCCGGAGCTGAATGATATTTGTATCTTTGAAGCAGGTACGGAAATCTGGTGTCCGGAGCTGACGATATCAGAAGAAAGCGAAGATGAATCTGCTCCGGATTGGAGAGATATGGAAGATATTGAGGACGAACCAGAGACTGACGCAGCAGATGAGGAGGAGATTGATGAGGAAGAGTGACGTACTTATTAAATATAATGAGGTGGACGCAACAAAAGCAATCGGCCGCATGATGGAATCCTTCACGTGGACGGACTATGCTTCCGGATTGGCAGATACGGTCAGCTTATCTCTTAATAATATGAACAATCTGTGGGTGAAGAAAGGTTATATCCCGCTGCATACAGATAGATTGAAGGCGTGGTTTCGCGTCACGGATTGGAATTGCGATGGAGATAACCGCTCTGTATTCTGCGGACAGTTTCAAGTGGATAAATATACAGATGGGGGATCACCGGATGTTTTCGTGTTGGAAGGAATATGCATACCAATTAATCGAAGCTTTAATGTTACGGCGAGAAATAAGACTTATAAGAAGACATCTATAAAAAGGCGGATGGCAGATATAGTTAAAAGAGCCGGAATGAAGCTGGTGTATGATGCAGCGGATCATAATATTAAGGAGATCTCGCAGGGTGGAAAGACAGACATGGAGTTTGCCTTCTCCATTTGTGAAGACTATGGACTTGCGATGAAAGTATATAATAGAAAACTTGTCATCTACGATATGTCAAAATACGAGAAGAAAAAGGCGAGCTATACTATTGATCTGTCAGAGCTTGGAGAGTCCGGTGCGTACAGCATAGAAAGAAATGTGTCATCCATGCATGATGGCGTGAAAATGCAATACACAGGGAAAGGAAAAAAGACGGTGACGTATAAGTATGTCCGTCCCGGCAAAAAAGGAAATCGGCTGCTGTTCATTTCCTCATCTGCGGATTCGCATGCGGACGCAGAAAGAAAGGCAAAGGCGCAGCTATTAAAAAATCTCAGGGAGGTCCAGGTTATCACACTGTCGAACCTGAGAGGGGATCCGAAGTACAAGGCGGCAGAGTGCTTTGAACTGACTGGGGCAGGGAAGCTCAATGGAAAGTATTTCGTGGATCAGGTAACGCATAGTAAAGATGGGAGATATACCTGCTCTATCACAGCACATTTGATTGCTACCCAAATTGGGTAGGTTTTGGGGGAGGTGATCACTTGAATGAAATCAGGATCGGCAGGGTATCATCGGTGAATTATGCAGAAGGAAGCATTGATGTGGTATTTCCGGATGAAGAGGAAACCGTATATCAAGACTGTGCTCTGCTGTCGGAGCAGTACCGGATGCCGAAGGTCAACGAAATGGTGACCGTGATATTTCAGACCAATTCGCAGGGGGCAGATCAGGGTTACGTGATCGGCGTTCCCTTTTCGGCAGAAAATCTGCCGGAGGAGCATGGAAAAGAAGTGTATTTTAAAAGATTTTCGCCGAAAGCCTATGAGTATTATGATCCGGACACGGAGACGCTGCATCTCTATGCGCCTCATGTTGTGGTCCATAATTTAAAGGAGGAATGAGCATATGGCAAATGTCGGGCATTTTGGAGACATACAATTCTATACCACCATGACCAATGGTTCTCCGGACATCCTGTCATTCAGCGATGCCTCATGGAGCTCATCGGCAAATTACGAAGAACATAAAAGAAATGGGAAAAAGCCGGTGCTGGAATACACCGGGAATAATGCGGATGAGTTTAATATGAATATCTACATCAGTGCGTTTCTGATGCAGTCACCAATGATGATTGTGGAGGAATTGAGAGATTACTGTCTGCAGGGGAAGGCGTATCCGTTGACGCTGGGTGGAAAAAGGGTCGGGGATAATAAGTTCATTATTACAAATATATCAAATGACATGAAGATGTTCTCAAAAAACGGAAAACCGCTGATGGCTTCCACAACGGTCACTTTCAAGGAATATCCATCCCTGAAAAGTAGTTCAAAGAAAAAGAAAACAACGAAGGAGAAGAAAAAAAAGACAAAGAAAGGAAGCACCGGGAAAAAGAAGTCCACCGTCACTCAAAAAGATGCCTTTCAGAACGCAAAGAAATCTTACAGTGTGTACACAGCATCGAAAGATACAACGCTGTGGGCAATCGCAAAAGAGAAATACAAGGATGGATCGAAATACAAGAAGATTTATGAGGCAAACAAGAAAAAGGCTGCCGGATTTCATGTGATAAAAAGTGTGAGTGAAACCATAAAGAAGGGGTGGAAATTGAAAATACCAAAACGATAGGAGGAGTACGATGATCAGTTATGACGGTGATGGAGATGAAGAAATGAAAGAGATTGCAGAAAATGCAGGAACGATTGCAAGCTCTGTCCGTGGAACGGTGCCGTTCTGCCGTGATATGGGTGTTTCTAATCCGACAGGAGAAAATGTCGTCAGTGCAGAGGCTCATTTGGAATCGGAGCTGATCGACCAAATCGAGGAGTGGGAGGGACGGGCGGTGGTGGAGAAGGTGACATTTGATGCAGATGACAGCAGACTAATACCGAAGGTGGTGATTAAAAGAAATGTTGAATAGTATTGAAGAGATTCAGGCTCTTCCGGACATTGATATATTAAAGGATCTGGGGGTCAGCTTGGAGGGGATCATCGAGGAAATGATCGACGATTATGAAACAGAGTATGAGTCCAGAACCGGAAGACAAAAGACGCTCTATGCTGGAGATCGTGATCGCATTTTGATCACAGTAATGGCCGGACAGCTCTACCAGGCGCAAGAAAGAGCAGCATATCTGTTTAAACGCAACTTTTTAAAATGGATGGAGGACGAGGATCTGGAAAACTGGGGCGCAAATTTTGGGTACAAAATACCAGATGCACAGCCGGCAGTAGTTGATCTGGAATTCTGCGTGACAGATCCGTTGGAATTTGATGCGGATATCCCTGAAGGTACGAGGGCGACGGCAGGAGATAATGTGTTCTTTGCTACATCGTCAAAAGTGGTTTTGAAAGCAGGAAACTCCAGTGTCAAGGTCAGAGCTGTTTGCAGCGATGCAGGAATCGGCGGGAATGACTATGTGCCAGGACAGATTAATATAATCGCAGATCCTGTCCCATATATATCCGGGGTGACCAACGTATCTACTTCATCAGGGGGAGCAGATAGGGCATCTGGGGATGATCTGATTCAAAACATACTGCAATGGATGTCTACATATTCTACCGCGGGGCCAGCTGGTGCGTATGAGTATTGGATTATGGCGTATAGCGATGAAATCATTGATGTGTCTGCAGTCGGTCAGGGGGATGATAGCGCGACCGAGAATGTCTACATATTACTTGGCGACGGAAAGCTACCAAATGTTACGTTTTTAACGCAGGTTAAACAATATTTGGATGCTCTGGGCAACTTCCCAGACACAGACAAGGTCAATCTGTATGCACCCGAAACGGTGGAATATGATTTAGAAATTACCTATTATATAAGTAAATCTCGTAGAGATAACGAGGCTGAGTTACGATCTATGATAGAGGATGCCATTGAATCCTACATTAGTTATCAAGGCTCTAAGATTGGACGAGCGGTTGACACTGCAGCTTTGATTGAATATATCAGAGCAGCTGGGGCTGAAAGAGCGGAGATTGTAAACCCTACCTATCAAAAGGTGACTGACTCACAGGTGGCTGTTTGTAGATCGAAAAAGGTAACGTATGGCGGATTGGAGGGGTAGATATGAAGCTTGGGGATAAAGAAGCGACATATATGTCGCTTCCGCCTAATCTGCAGAAAGATGAGACATATGCCATGGGTGCGGCGATAGACAAGCAGATGCGAAAGTTGCTTAAGCTGACAGCTATGGTACAGGTCTGGAGTGACATTGATAATGTGGATCCTAAATACTATGGCTTATTAGCTGCTTGTATTAAGGCTCCGTACTATGATTCCAGCTTTGATGATAAGACAAAGCTAGCAATCATAAAAGGTACTTTGGGCATATACAGACTAGCCGGGTCTAAGGCGGCGATTACTCAATTAATCGCGAATATATTCGGCAGCGGAACATTCGAACCTTGGTATGAATATGGAGGCAAACCATACCACTTCCGAATCACTACCAGTGCAGAATTGACACCGGATGTGCTGTCAAAATTTGCGGAAATATTAGAGAAGGTAAAGAGAGCAAGGAGTGTTTTAGATGCTGTCTCCACGGATCAACCTGTTAGGGGCGAAATATATTTTACAACGTGTATCACAGAAGGAGAATTGATGAAAGTAAAGGAGATGGACTATGTTTGATGGACTTGTGTTGACTAAACTGGGCAAGGCTGAGCTTATAAAAGCCACTGATGAGGGATGTCTTAATTTTACGCACATCGCATTTGGTGACGGAGTGACGAATGATCTGTATAATTTAAAAGATGGGCTGTCGCACGAGGTGGCAAGGCTGAAGATCACAGAGGTAGAGAGGACAGATGATAGAATCATTTTATCGCTTGACTATACTAATCGGTCGTTTGACAAAGGGTTTTATTTCCGAGAGCTTGGAATTATTGCTAATAATAAGTTATGTTATTACGATAATTCTGGGTCAGACGCAGAGTACATAGACCCAGCGAATACTGTTGTGACAAAAGAAAAGAGATTGCGCATCGAATTGATGATTTCTGATTCTGTAACTGTTGAGACAACGGTGGACAGTAAGCTCTACGCATTAAAGACGGATCTGGTCACCCTGTGGAGTAAGTTTGTGGAGGTCATAAAAAGACAGTTAGGGGATCACATTGTAAAGAAAGATGTCCCGGAAAATGCGGTATTCACGGATACTTGGCTTGCATTAAAAGGGGCGACAGCATCAGTAGATGGTTCTGCCGGATATGTACCGGCTCCGCCTAAAGGGGCGGCGAACAGATATCTTAGAAGTGATGGGACGTGGGAGGTGCCGCCAGATACGCAGTATATGCATCCGGGATATACAGAGAGATCAAGTGGGCTGTATAAAATCACGGTGGATAGTACTGGTCATATTAGTGATGTGACTGCAGTAACAAAGGCAGATATTACGGCTCTTGGAATTCCAGGGCAGGATACTAACACGACCTACGGGGCGGCAACTGAGTCTACGAATGGTCTTATGTCTGCGGCAGATAAGAAGAAACTTAACGGAGTAGCCGCCGGAGCCAATGCTTACAGTCATCCGGGATATACAGCGAGGTCAAGTGGACTGTATAAAATTACGGTGGATAGTACTGGCCATGTCAGTAGTGTAACTGCAGTAACAAAGGACGACATCACTGCATTGGGCATTTTCTTGGAAATGTGGACGAACAATCTTTTTTGCAAACACTCAAACGATTTGACGAAAATCGGTACCAGTAGTGATCCGTATGACATAGCATATTTAAAACAAATCATAGGCTGTACGACTTTTGGCGGAAGTACTACTGCAGAGCAAATACAGTTTAAATCGTACAGTAATCACTCAATTGAGGCCTGCCCTGCTGTAGATAATCGATCCAACTGGGGGCTGAGCAGCAAGAAATGGTATTCGGTCTGGTCATATGCATTCTCGGGTGCATCAGACCGGAAACTCAAAAAAGATATTCGGGATATAGATTCTGAATGGGCCAATGAGTTTATTGACAGATTAAAGCCATCAAGCTATAGATTTAAGGACAATTCGTACGGGAAGGTACATACTGGCTTTATTGCGCAAGATGTTGAAAAGGCTATGTTAGAGCTTGGTATGGATCGCAGGGATTTTGCGGGACTGGTGAAAACAATTAAACCTAAAGATACGGATGTCGATTATAAAACATATTCGGAATCCATAGATGATCCTGATAATTTTGAAGGACCCGATGAAAACTATGACTACTGTCTGAGATATGATGATTTTATTGCGCCCATCGTGGCGTACTGTCAGGGTTTGAAAAAAAAGTCGTTGGAATTAGAGGTCAGATGTGATCAGTTAGAAAAGAAGGTTGAGCTTTTGGAAAATAAAATATCGTAGTTTTCAAAGAGTTCAACACTCTTTTTTTATTGGCAGGAAGGAGACAAATATGCCGTCATATGCGATAGAAATAATAATAGCAATAATTTCAATGCTGGGTACAGCAAGTGGTGCTTATTTTGCAAACAAGAAAACAACTGCTCTTGTGGCATATCGCCTTGAGCAGTTGGAAAAAAAACAGGATGTGCATAATCAAGTAATCGACCGTGTTTATAAGCTTGAGAAATCTGTAGCGTTAAACTCGGAAGATATAAAAGTAGCAAATCACAGGATACAAGATTTAGAAAAGAAAGGATGATTATTATGTTTAAAAATTGTGTTTTCAAAGTGAGCGTAGATACGCAGAAGTGGTTGAGATCCGCAGGAATCAGGGCTGTTAAAACGATGGCGCAGACAGCAGTATCTGTGATCACGGTGGGCAGCACTGTGGCATCCGTTGATTGGAAGCTCGCAGTATCATCTGCCGTTGTAGCCGGGGTCATAAGTATATTGACCTCGGTGGCGGGAATTCCAGAGGTTAAGTGTAACGACGATGAGAAATAATCAAGAGAAGGAGAGGTAAACGATAATGAGTAAGATTAGAACTGTAACAGTGCATGGTGGACATAATCCTCAAGGAAAGATTGCTTGCGGTGCAAGTGATTACATCGACGAAAGTAAGGAAGATAGAATTATTACCAAAAAGGTTGTAAAGCTTCTGAAAAAGAACGGAATTAAGGCGTACAACTGTACGGTCAATAACGGGACAAGTCAAAATGATGTTTTACGGAAGATCTGTGCAAAATGTAACTCCTTACAGAGAGATCTTGATATTTCCATTCACTTTAACTGCTTTAACCACAGGAGCAAGAAGGATTCTGTGACAATGGGGACAGAGGTGGTCGTGCGAAGTAAGGATGGAATCCGGGGGGATGTCGGTAAAAGGGTTTGTAGCCAGATTTCCAAGATTGGATTTACAAACCGGGGTGTTAAGATTGATGCCGATTTATACTTCTTAAATCATACGACCAAGCCTGCCATCCTGATCGAGGTATGTTTTGTTTCGGATCCAGACGACGCTGCCCTCTATCTGAAGCATAAGGATGATATCGCCAAGGCTATTGTGCAAGCGATTCTAAATTATAACAAAACCCATTAGTATAATGTCTTTCATACTGCGTGGTATATATCTACATCCCA